ATGCTGAGATTGACGCAATTCAAAAATCAGAATGAATATTACAGAACTTTTAAACATAATTGTATCGAATAAAATAGCTGAGATGCATATCTGTATGCCTGCAAAGATTATTTCTTATGATTTTACTACAAGAAAAGCATCAGTCCAACCTTCACTAAATCAAAAGTATAGCGACGATGAAATTTTAGTTTTACCTGTTATTCACAACGTCCCTGTGATGCAACCAGCATCTGGTGGAGCTTCTGTGAATTTTCCTGTCAAAAAAGATGATAATGTTTTGTTGATTTTTTCAGAAAGAAGTTTAGAACAGTGGTTGCAGGATGGAAAACAAGGAACTCCTGATGATCATAGACAAAATAACTTAACTGACGCTGTGGCACATATTGGATTGAATCCTTTTAATGTTATGTCATCTGCTGAGAACAATGAAGATCTTTTAATTGCTTTTGATGGATCGAAAATAAGATTAAAACCAGATGGAGTTGTTGAAGCAGAAGCTTCTGAGATAGACTTGATCGCAGACAATGTAAATATAACTGCTCCTGATGTAAATATTGACGCAACGAACGTTACTGTTACAGGAAAGTTAACTGCTGCAAATTTAGAGGCAACTTCAGAAATGAAAAGTGCTACGGCTTTAATTGGTGGCAAAGATTTTGCTAATCATACTCATTCAGGTGTAACGCCGGGACCAGGAATCACAGGACCAGTATCATGAGCACATTAGCATTAAATTCAGACAACGACATTTATTTTACTTCAGCAGGAAGACTTGTAACTATCGATAATAAAAATTCTGACGCTGAAATTTTACAAAGAATTAAGGTAAGATTGAGATTTTTTAAAGATGAATGGTTTCTTAATTCCAAACACGGTGTACCATATTTCAGGGACATTATTGAAGCCGAAGCATCTGACGTTTATATTTTAGGAAGTAAGTCTCTCGATTTAAATATCTTAGAAAGTATTTTTAGAGAGCAAATTCTAGACGTTGAAGGTGTAAAAGGACTAATAGAATCAAGTGTTGATTATGTAGGAACAGAAAGGAAAATAACTTACTTTTTTCAAGCTGTTTCGATCAACAATACAAAAATTACTGACAATTTAATCGTATTATAATATGCCAGATTATGGAGTTACAACCAATGGTTTTGTAAGAAAAACCCAGGAGCAAATCAAAACTGATTTGGAAACAGAATGGAAGAATAACTTAGGTCAAGATCAAGATCTGAGTGAAGATTCTCCTAATGCTATCATTATTGGTTTGGTTACCGAAATGGCTGACACATTATGGCAAACAGCTGAAGACACTTATAATTCATTGAATAGAAATAGCGCACAAGGGATTCCATTACAAAATGCAGTTGCATTAGTTGGAATTACAATTAAGGACGAATCAAAATCAACTGCTAATGTAAGTTTTAGAGGAGATAATGTCACAAATATTCCTGCAAATACTCAAGTTAAACAAACTGCTACAGGATTAATATTTAAAACACTAGAAGCAAGTCAAATATCTTCTGATTTTTGTAATTGGATCCAATTACAGGTTAACTCTGTTGCTAACTCAACTCCATACAGACTTTATATCGATGGAAACGTTTACACTTACACGAGCGATGGTTCTGCAACTTATGCTGAAATCATTGCGGGATTAAAAGCTGTTGTAGAAGGCGCAACCATCGGTTTAACAATTACTGATGAAGGAAGCGGACTAATGACAATTCAAGCGACTGATAAAGATGATGTTTATGATATTACCGGAAGTTCGTATTTCACTACAGGAAAAGTTCAAACTATAATCGAAGTTGAATGTCTTGATTTTGGACCTAACGAAGTATCTGCAGGATCAATTATCGAAATATCAACTGCTATTTCAGGCCTTGATTCTGTAATCAATTATTATGAAGGTGAAACTGGAAGAAATATCGAAGAAGACCAAGAATTAAGACTTAGAACTCAATCAGATATTGCAGTTTCAGGATTCAATTTTGTTGATGCAATCAGAGCCAAGATTCTAAATGATGTACCTGGAATTTCGTATTGTAAAGTTTATGATAATGATGAAATGGAAACTGATGTCAACTCAATACCCGCTAAGTCTTGGGAAGCAGTAATCGATGGTGGTTCTGACTCGAATATAGCTGAACTTCTTTACAAAATGAAGATTGCAGGAATGAAATCAAGTGGTTCTGAAACTGTTGAAGTCAAAGACGATACAGGAGTTCCTCACAATATCAGATTCACAAGACCTACAAATCTTTACATGTGGGTAAAAGCTACAATTAACTCTTACAACGCTGAAGAGGGCTTTCCGGCAGCAGGAGAAGCTGCTATAAAAGCCGCAATGTTAACTTATTCTGCCAGATTTAATATTGGAGACATTATTGTTGCTCAAAAATTCATTACTCCTGTTTTTGAGGTTGAAGGTATTGGGTCTGTCACAATAACTATTGCCTCTACAGCTTTACCAGACGATGTTCCGTCTTATGGATCATCAAATATCAATTGCACAATCAGACAACAACCTAATTTTGATTTGAGCAGAATGGTCGTAGTATTATGACACTATATACAGACATAAAATCATTAATACCAGAGCAATATAAGGATGCACCTAATTTAAATACAATCCTTGAAATATTTTCAACTCCATTTGATGATTTGAAAGTAGTTTTTACTGATCTGAAAAATATTTTAAATTTAGAATTAGCTGAAGGTTCGCAACTAGATTTAATCGGAGCTATTGTTGAAGAAAAAAGAAATGGTCGATTGGATCCTGCTTATATTGCAGGAATCCAATTTAAGATCTTCAAAAACACTTCAAGAGGGTTTGTTGATGATGTTGTAAAGGCATTAAAATTTATTACTTCAGCAACTAGAGTAATCTACTCTGACAATCCTCCGGCTAGTTACACAATTTATACAGATGGAATAGCATTGACCGATGATGTTAAAATTTTAATCGATAAATTGACAGCGGCAGGTGTTTCTGTAATAATTTATGCTTCAGATGGAGAAACCCCGTTTATTATGACTGAAATTGTTACAGCACAAGCAAATTTGGTCGATGATTTAGATCAGCAAATAGTTGACGATACCGGAAACGATATTGTTGTGGATTATCAAACATCTTCTGACACTCTACAGCAAATTTTTGGTGGAAGAGGAATGGGAGTTATTGAGGTTTTGACTTTAGTAACGGATACCGGAGATATTTTAGTCACAAATACAGGGGCTCCGATAGGGGTTTATGATGCTGATCAAGATATTGTTGATGGTGGTAAACTCAATATTGTTTACCAATAATTCTGTTTCAAATTAAAAATTTTTAATTTAAAATAAAACGATAAAATTTATTAATTAAAAATATCAAAAATGTCTTTAAAACCGGTAGATATTGTAAAGTGGGCATTAAATGCAGCTAATGAGACTAGACAAGGTGGTTCTAACAAAGTACAACCTCCGGCAGAATTACAAAATAATGGTTCTCTTGATGGCAATTTATCTTTGAACCATTTTAATTGGATGATGAATGCTTTAGGTTTATGGTCTCAATTCTTAAGTGATATGGCTGTAACTTCAGATGGTGCAGGTGTTGGTTTAACAAAAGACGATCATTTTGCTTTTATTGTTGCTGCTGACAAAACCGATTTAACAAAACACATTATTGCAATTGCTTTTAAATCAGGATCAGCTGCAGCAACAACTCACGTATTGCAAAGTGCAACATTAACTCTTGGAACTCCTAATGCAAATGGTACGATAGCTATTTCTGGAGCAGCAAGTTCTAAAATTGTGGCATTTAGTTTAAACTTTAAAATTAGTTAGGAAAATATGACAAATATCACATTAGACGGTTTACCAGCAAAAACAGGCACAATTTCTGACGCAGGAATTATTCATTATCGTGAAGGCGGTGTTGATAAAAAAGTGACTGTTGCAGATTTTTTAATTAGAATCTCAGAAGAATATTCATCAGACATAAATACTTTTTTAGCAGCTGCTGATAAAGCTGCAGGACGAGCTGCTTTAGGAATTGCAAGACGAACTGCTGTAAGCAATGCCGATTATACGATTCTAGTAACAGATAAAGTTGTTGCACAAATTGGAACAATGTCGGCTGCTAGAACTTTTACTTTACCTACTGCTGCTCTTTATCCTGCAGGTGAAGAATTGATCATTGTGGATCAATCAGGAAGTGTAACTTCATCTAATAAAATTATTATTTCTAGATCAAGTGCTGATACTATTGATGGAGCAACTTCTAAGGAATTAACTACAGCTTATGGATTTCTAAGGTTAATTTCTGATGGAATTTCAAAATGGAAAGTTGCTAATGCTTTTCAAGCCACAGATACTTTATTAGGAACAGCCAAAATTGCAACACAATTAGAAACCGACACTGGCACAGATGATCTGACAATTGTAACTCCTTTGAAGTTAAAAAATAACTTAATCACCAAGAGATTTACCTCAAGTGAACAAGTGATTACTATTGGTGGTGGATTAACTATTCCCCATGGATTAGGAGTTAGACCAACATTGGTAACTACTAACTTAATTTGCAAGGTAGCCGATCAGGGTTATAGCATTGGAGATGTCATTGATATTGCATTAACCGAATCCAATCCATCAGGAAGTTATGGATCCACTATTACACTAGATTCAACTAATTTATTTGTAAGATACGGCTCCATTTCGCCTGTATATTATGTTAATAATAAGAGCACCGGTAATGTAGCTCCAATCACAATAGCAAGTTGGAAAACAATATTCACAGCTTGGTCAATTTAATAAAGGAAATTTTATGAAATATTTTGTAAATTCGCTAGGAGAATATATTGGTGGTTTTGGTGGTCAAGCACCAGAA